ACTAACACTAAACTCACTAACATAGCCAATAACTTTTTCATAACTTTCTCCTTAGAGGGTTCATTCCCTCCATACTTGTATTATAACACAAGCAAACGTAAAAGTCAAGGATTATTTTCAAGTATCATAAACAAAGAACAAATAAATAAACAAAGATTAAACCATGAAAAATTTAAGCGGACCTTCTCTCACGTCTGCCTACTCTCACAAGCAAAACATCGAAGGGGGTAAGTGGGTTAAGGGTGGTGGGTGTATGGAACAAAAAAAGGGGTTTTATAAATATTCGCAAAAAACACAAATCAGAATTGAGTAAAATCTTTATAAGGTGTTGGTATTATTGAGGTAAGTGTATGGAACGCAGGAAGCGGTTTTATAAATATTCGCAAAAAACACAAATCAGAATTGGGTAAAATCTTTATAAGCTGTTGATAGTATTGAGGTAAGTGGGTTAAGGGTGGTGGGTGTATGGAACGCAGGAAGCGGTTTTATAAATATTCGCAAAAAACACAAATCAGAATTGGGTAAAATCTTTATAAGGTGTTGATAGTATTGAGGTAATTGAGTAATTGAGTAATTGATTAATTGAGTAATTGAGTAATTGAGTAATTGATTAATTCGGTAATCCGGATTGCATGGATTGCATGGATTACATGGCTTGAAGGTTAGACACGGATGGCTTGGATTCTACATACTCTTGGAACCGAGGGTAACAGGTCCTCTATAAATATCAATAACTTGTAAAAGATTTTACTCAAGACGCACTAGTCAACATGTTTGCTATAATTCATTTTTAATGTCGATATGTGTACAAGGTTTACAGTGATTACGATTATTTATTTAAATGGCTTTACAATTTTGTTCATTAATTTACCAAAAGCAGAGTCCGTGGATTCTTTTTTCTTATTCTGTAAGACAACGACTTCTAAAGAAGTGGGTCCAACAGTCTTCGTCACCTCGACACCTCCAACATCGATGGCAACGAATGAACCTTGACTATTCAAAGTCCTCATCACCACAATCGTCTTCCCAGATGTCTTCTTTTTCATCTTCTCCAAGCTCACTATTAATTCCTCTAAAGTCATCTTCAGATACCTCCTTTATTCCTTCAACTTTTACCATGAGGCAGTATGCACAGATGGGAAACTTTTGAGTGAGTCTTCCTCTCCCTCTCCTCTTACCTTGTATTTTTGTAGTGGTGTACAAGATGTAGATTCCAATCCTCTCTCTGCACATCACACAATTAGACACGTTTTGCTGATATGATACGTTGTTTACCGACTCCATTGTATACCACCCGTATGGTAGCGACCGTTACTCCCAAACTTTTATACGCCCATTCTTCTGTAACAGCATCCACGATAGTAAGCACCGCTTCATCGTAAGCTTCGTCCACCAATTGCCCACCTGAAGTAGCAATCGGCATGGGGTTGGCAGACGAGATGGGAGAGCCGTTAGCCCACATTTTTACAGGCAACGGTTTAGAGTTAGAGGGAGTCACCGTATCTTCTGTAACATTTCCGGCGACACCGTCGATGAAGAAGCCAGTACTTGCAGAGATCGTACCGCTGAACTGTGTTTTAATAAATGCGGGTTCGGTAGGAGATAGTTTATTTTGGTAGACAGCTTCTACCACATAATAACATTCGGGATCATCAAGAGGTGCGGTACATGTTGCACGACAGACAGGGTAAATCGTTCCTGCTTCATAACTTACATTCCACACAAAAGTGCCTTCACCTGTTATGGGTTCTAACGTACCCGGTACATTCTTCCAAGTAAGTCCTCCATCGGGTGACGTTTCTACCACCAAGTTGCCATTTTGAACCGGCATCAACGTTCCCGCTCGTGTAACAACCACCGCCAATGATAAAATGGCGAACTCATTTGCATTCACATTAAAACCAACGGTCTTAGGGGAACGGAATGTTATCATCCCAAAGGCTCCACGACCTGTAATATCTATACTGCTATAGCTCATTGTTCATTCTCCTTCTTTGTCCTAGAAGCAATACGCTCCTCAATCATTCTCTTCTTATCCTCTAACTCGCTCAAGCTCCTTCTCTTCACAGCCGACGGAAGCATCTGGGCAACGTTAGATTCTTTTGGTCGATCAACCTTACTTAATTCCAAAAGCATTTTACTTGCCATGAGCTTAGACGTGATAAGTCTTGGCTCTCCCATATCCTCCATCTCCAACACACACTCAATAGCATCAATAGCTTTTGTGCGTAACTCCTCCAACCGTATCTCCTCTAACCCGACACCCGTCAACCAATGCCAGACCATGGGATCTTTTTGACACAACTCAAGCAAATAGTCGGGAGTCAACGGGAAAAAGAAGTTGCGATACTTGTTGAAGAATTTTTCGGGGTCCATGTTAAAATCACCTACTGGCACATGTAAAAGAATTTTTCTTCTTGATGCTGTAAGCAACTTCGACTTATATTTTTCTAAAGGGTCATTGGAAGACATTCTTAATACTCCATGTATTGGCGTTTCTTACAAGAGTAGCTCGAAGTATCGGCTTACTCACCTCTGCCAACGATACCGCACTCGTCGATAAAATGCTAGTGATTTTAGTTGCAAGGTCCGTTGTGGCTTTATTGGATGTGGGATTCATCCCAAGCACAAGTACCAAGGCGTTACTTGAAGTCAACCCGAAGCATAGCGATACACTCATAGAAGTGGTAGACTCTAAACCAAACGTATCTTGAGCGTGGTCAAGTATAAGACTCATAGTACCACTTGTGGAAGTCTTCACAGCGTTTGAGAATCTCACAATGAGTGGAGACGTTGTAGAAAAAGTGGATTGGTGGAACGGGGAAACCGTAAAAGTAATTCCGCTTCCGTTGGTTAAGGTATTCACCCTACCGTTAAAGGAAGCTCCTTGCTCTCGTATCAAATTTTCCATAGGCATAATTTTCTCCTTCGTGGGTGGAAATATTCTTCTTCTTTTTTATGATACCATATTGAGAGAGACGGTTGCAAAGACGAAAGTGACCATGGTAAACTAATGAGAGAGCGAGGTATTTTATGAAAAGCACGTTTGATCCGATCTCCCAAAAAATAGATTCTTACAAGGCTGACAGAGTGGAAGTTGTGTTTAATGCGGGTGACTGGATAAGTGTAGGGAATTATTGGGAATACGAAGTACAGCATAACGTTGGAGACAGCGGAAAACTGTTTGTTCAAGTTTTTGAAGGTGTTTCCCCAGTGGGAATAGAAAGTTATCGTGTTATCGACGAAAATAGACTCGCTCTAAGAATTTCTAAATTGCCGACGGAAGACGTTCGGTTTTCTGGTACGGTCATTGTTAACAATTAAGGAGGCATATTATGCAATCTTTCAAGACCAATGTTGCTGTAAAAGGCAATCTCAAGGCTCAAAACATTTCGGAAGTGGTTAATACAGAAACGTTAACCGCTGACAAACAACTGACAGCACTATCTGCTGGCTGGCAAACGGTACAAGGTGCGTCCGCATTTGACGTTATCCTTCCCGATCCTGCCACCATCGAAGCTGGTGTTGCGTTTACTGTGATGGTTGACGGAGTATCCGCATCTTCTCAAGACGTTATGAGCTACGATGCGACAACTCCTGTACTTCTTAAGACTGTGTTACCCGGTCGTGCGTATAAGTTTACACACCTTGGTGCAAACGTGTGGCAAACAAACTTCTTAGAAGAAGCGGATAGATTGGTGGCTGAACGATACACTGGTGCATTCAATGCTACCACAGATTGGACCGCAGGAACCAATGTGTATACTCGCACTATCGCTCAAACAACTCACCTCCGTGGAGTAAACCCTACAGTTGAGTTGTACGAAGGAACTGGACCTTATTCAGAAACAGATGCACTTCTCCAAATCGCCGCAAATGGAGATATTACTATCACTGTAAACGGTGGTGAAGTTGATGCACGGTTCAGTGGTCAAATAGTAGTTGTGTAATTATCTTTATTTTACGCAGTGAACTTGGAATAAAATGTTAAAACTATTTGAATAGTATTCAAATAGTTTTTTCGTTATTCTCTAAGAAGTTAGATATTTCAATACGATTATTGATAAATTTTCTAATATCGGAAGCTGATTTACCTACCAGACTATCCACATACCAGTAAGCAGTCCAATATCTTTGCTGTGCTTCTTCTAATGTGCCGAAACTACCCAACCTAAATTGCTTGTTATTTATCTTTATGTGTGAGACGTATTTACCCCGGGAGTAACAATAGCCTACCAGCCGAGCCCTATTTTGAGAATTTTCCCTAGCTGTAACGATTCGTAAGTTATTTAGGTTATTATTTGTCCTGTCTCTGTCGATATGATCCACAAACCGGTCTTCATGAATATCTCGTTTAGTGTAAAGAGACACACATAGTCCATGATAAAAGGCACCTCTCTTTAGATACTTATCCCCATTAGGATACCATACGACCTCGGTATATCCCGAAGAGTGTCTATTTGGGCACTGAACTTCTAGCCACTCGCCTTTGTTTTTCCATTTTCCATTATTAGACCAATTTTTACGATACAAAGTGGGGTTTCCTTGGGCATCCACCTCTAAGCGGAATAAATCTTTAATATCTGCATAATTTAATGCACGCTTGAATCCACGAGACATAAACACACCTCCAATTCCTATGTTTTAAGTTTCACCTCAAAACATCCTGATCAGGGGAGGAGGTGTGCAAAACAACGTACCCTACCTTTTAGTTTTTAGCAACTGCTTTTTTTACAGCTTATAAAATGATATGCTTTAATAAGAAGGAGGGCTTTTTCTTATGAAATTTATAAGGATTGACACAAAGCTACTAGGGAAGTTCTACCCGAACACCTCGTGCTTCGTGACAGGAACAGCAAACGCCTCTGATCTGACCACCACAGGACTTACCGCCAATAAAGGTTCACTCTGTTTCACTGAAGCAGAAGGAATCTACATGAAGTACGGTCCTTTGGATATAGATTGGGAGATGATACGCCAGAACGATGTGGATATGATGTATAGTGGATTCATATCGTGGACTGGGGCAGGAGATTATTGGAGTAGAACGGGGAACCAATTCACAGTCTTGAGAGGAGGAACGGGAAGAATTTCTACGACCTTCAAGAGATGGAGTGGTAACCAAACAATAACCTTGGTGGCAAACGAAACAAATTATGTGTATGTAGATGGGGATGGAGTGGTGAACACCACTACGGCTGTGGGAAGTTTGTACACTTCTAGCATCATGCTATTTGAAGTTCTTTATGATGGAACTAACGCCATCGTGGTCAAAGAAAATCACCCGTATTCATTTAGTGGTATGATTTCGTTCTTCTTGCACAACACTATGGGTACGGTGTTACGAGCCGTAGCGGGTATCCTACAAAAGATAGGCACAGGAACGGGAGCCGTTCCCGCTGACCGCCAGATTAAGTTCACAGGCGGTGACACTCTTGAAGATCACGGGTTAAGTACGTATCTTCCTGAAACATCACCCATCACGTGGACTAGAATGTACAAGAATGTTAGTGGTAAGTGGGTGGTGTATGACACCGTGACAGAACTTACAGCACACTACGTACTCAACGGAGTGGTGACAGCTTCAGTGAATAAAAGAAGTTGTTTGTACAGTTTGTATGTGGGGAAAGATAATCTAAATAGTGGAACGCCACTATATGTGGCATTGTTTGATGATGCTGTCTACGGGAACTTGGGTGACGTACAAACGGCTATCAGCAATGGGTTGTGGACTCGCCCAGACAATGAGTTGAAGGGAATAGAATTAGCTCAAATAGGCTTCACTTCAGTTAGGTATGAGAATACTGTTCGTGTAGAGTGGGTAAGCACCGAGAAAGACACAGCCGGACTACGCATCGCTCAAATAGGTTCTGCGGGAAGTCATATCCTTACTTCGGATATCAACGGAGGGCAATACGGTGATGGAGGTCACAGTACCCTTATTAGCAAAGTGGAAGCGAGTAGCGACCCTGTACCCACCGATGATGTGACCAATTATAAAAATCTCACAATGTGGAAAAATAGCAGTCATGAGATAAGCATGTTGATGGATAATGCTGATGAGTCCGCCAAGTGGCACAAGCTTACTCAACGAGTAAGAGATTGGGGAGCAAGCACTTGGTATCTCAAAGGAGAGATGGTAAGATGGAATGGAGCGTGTTGGAGAGTGAACGCCACCCACACTTCGGGAGCATCGTTTGATCTAAGCCAAGTGGATGTACTTGAAGGATTCAAGGTAGACTCCACGGGAAGAAATGTGTTAGAAGTAGTTTATTGGGATGGAGACAGCTGGGAGTTGGCAAGGTCCGACGCAGAAGGCACCCTCTCTGAACCTGTGATGGTGACAGTAACGGTGGCAGGTAGCTGGGCATGGATTACAGGAAAAGGCAGGAGAACTATCACGGGGCATGGACTAACGGGAACACAATACTTGTCGGGAACGGTGAGTGGCGGGCTTACGGGCACAAAACCAACTACGGGATATGTGCAAACAATATTAAAAGTGGTGGACGCTAACACGGTGGACATCCTTGACACGGAGGCAATCGAAGTATGATAGAATTACCAAGACACTGGCGATTAAAAGAAATGGATGGAGGAGATCACGCCGATGGCGGGCATGGCAATACGTTTGTCATAATGGAGTATGCGGGAACTCCCACCGTTGAGTTTGATGCGGTGGATACAGCTGGCGTTGGCAGAAAGATGAGAGTCAATAGTGTGGTGAGAAATACACTCACCAACAAATATTACTCTTGTCATGATGCTACCGCCGGTAGTGCTGTATGGGTTGAGTTGGGATCTGGCGGAGGAAGCGGTGGAAGCGGTATCGCTATTTGGAGCAGTGGAACTGAATATGCGGTTGACGCTGTGATACTCTATGCTGATAGATTTTGGAAATGTACTGCACTTCACACTTCTGGGGCTTCATTCGATATCACAAAGTTCTTGCCACTATCCGAAGGCGTTCGTAAAATAACGGCGGTTGGACACGGACTTGCGGTGAAAAATATCGTTCGTCCTTCGGGAGTAGGGTACGTCAAAGCTCAAGCGGATATAGAAGGAAATATTTCTAACCCTCCCTCCATTGTGTGGATGGTGAGTGGTGATACATATGTGGTAGTTACAGGCGGGATAGTTACACTATCGGCTCATGGTTACAACTTAGATACAGTCTACTACACATCGGATGCAACAGCTGGTGCGGTAGTGATTGAAGCACCTTCGGTGTCAAACGCTGTTTTCAGAGTCATCGATGCGAACAACATCATGATGTATTGGGGAGCAGGTGGTGGCGGTAGTTCGATGAAAGTGAATCAACCTGTAAACACATCTCCTTCGAGTGGTGAAACTGGTGTGGTGTTGTCTCCAACCTTCACGGCTTCGGCGTTTAGCACACTACCTTTGAATGCTGACACACATCAAATGAGTGATTGGGAAGTTGCAACGGATAGTGGGTTTGTAACTGTAGTAGCAAGTAATTATAGTGATACAGTGAATTTAGCGAGTTGGACAACGGCGAGTGTGTTAGCCACAGGAGTTCAGCACTGGTGGCGGGTAAGGTACCAAGGAACGGGGTTAGGATGGAGTAAATGGAGTGACGGCACATCGTTCACAACCAGATATGTTGTAACCCCAAGCGGAACAACACCTGCGAATGGTGCGACTGGCGTGTCGAGGACACCCGCACTCAACTCATCGGCGTTTAATACTTCTCCCGGCGGTGTTGACACACACTTACATAGTGATTGGGAAGTGGCAACCGATATTGGTTTCACTTCAATCGTGGAAAGCAGTTATAATGACACGGTGAACAAGACAAGTTACACAGTGAGTACACTGCTTGGTGCGGGAGCTACTTATTACTACAGAGTACGACATACGGGTACGTTGTTAGGTGACAGCTCGTGGAGTACGGGCGTGATATTCACAACGGGAGCGGTGAATAAAGCGGTAAATATCGACCCAACGGATGCGGAAATAGGTGTAAGTCTTGGAGGACCGTTGGTATCTTCTGCATTCGCAACAACACCAGTTGCATGCGACACTCAACTTTCTGCTGATTGGGAAGTGTATAGTGATGCTGGTATGACGACATTAGTGAGAAGTAGCTACGATAACACAAGCAGTTTAACTTCTTGGACGGTGACGGCGGACTTAAATATATTAACTCAATACTGGGGCAGAGTGCGACACAAAGGTACTGCCATGGGATTTGGAGCGTGGAGTGATTTGACAAGGTTTACTACATTAAGTATTAGCGTAGCAACACCTTCGATAACTTCACCGAGTGAGGGTGCGACTGGCGTGTTATTGACACCTACCATCACTTCTTCTGCGTTTGATACTGTACCAGCAGGACAAGACACACACTTATCTTCGGATTGGGAGATTGCTACGGACAGTGGATTCGTGACAGTGGTGAGAAGTAGCTATGCTGACACGGTGAATAAAACATCGTGGACAGTGGGCACAGGGTTAGCTATTAACACGACATATTATGTGCGAGTAAGACATACGGGCAATGTGTATGGCGACAGTTCTTGGAGTACGGGTGTGTCTTTCACCACAGTAAATATTTATGTGGCAACGCCTTCCGTGACTTCACCGAGTGAGGGAGCTACAGTGGGTAGAACACCTACCATCACTTCTTCTGCGTTTGATACTGTACCCACAGGTCAAGACACTCATACTTCGAGTGACTGGGAGATTGCTACCGATGTATTGTTTACTACAGTGGTGTCAAGTAGTTATAATGATACTGTGAACAAAGTGTCGTGGGCTTCGAGTACACAATTGACAGCAGGTATAACTCATTATGTGAGAGTACGGCACACGGGGACGACTTATGGAGACAGTGCGTGGAGTGCGGGAATTAGTTTCGAAGTGAGTGCCGGAGTACAGAAAATAGTAAGTGGCGAAAATAACGTGACGTTTAACAATTGGGAGACTTACGGCAAACTTGCAGACTTAATTCCGAACACAACTACTGTGGTTTACACGGGATATAGTGGGTTTAGTGGAGTTAATAAAGGAGTGATAGGTAGTGTTAATGTGGAGGCAGGTACGAGCAATTTCCTTAAGTCTACACTTTCAAATGGAGCCACTATAGAAAATCAAGTATTTTCATGCGGGTATGCAGACGGCAGTGTTTTGCAAACAGGATCTTCGACAGTTTCAGGTCAGATACATGGGTTTCTGTCCTTCTTCAACACTTCTGGAGGTGTGATTACGAGAAAGAGCGTGTTAGGCACTCCAGCAGGACAATCTTCATACACATACAGCCTTTGTACAAACTCTGCAAAAACCCAAGCAATGGCTACAGGGTATCATGTTAATACAGGATATAGTACACAGGAGATGGGGCACATAATGTATTCTTCTGATCCTTCAACAGGAACCTGTATTGCAAGAGGCTACTATGAAAGTGGGAGAATCTGTGTATTTTATCAAGGACCGGGATGTTTTACGAGTGATGGCAATATGTGTGCAATTGGGTATTCTGGGGATGGAACAACAGATAGAGCAACACTCCTTAAAGTTAACACATCGTTAGATATTCAAAGTCAGCTACGAGTTTATGTAGGAAGTTTAGCTTCATACTTCAACTGTTGTGTGCCATCTTCAACTGTTTCTAATGGTGTGTATTGTGCGGGGTATGCGAGCACTGCTAGCAATGGGACAACCGCTATTATCACATATTTTACAACGACTCATCAATGGAGTAAGTTGTATAAAATGGCGAATAATGTCAATAGTGACCTAATTTACCGCATCGCAGAAAATGCGAGTTATGTTTATGTGTTGATAGTTAACTACACACTCGCTGATGGTGGTTATGGCATACTTTGTCTTAATAAGACAAATGGCAATGTGGTATGGGCAAGGAAGACGAATAGGGCGGAAGGATACGCTTTAACAACTGACTTGAAGGTAGTGGGTAGTGATTTAATTGTATGTGGATATCACTCTACTTCTTCTACTGCTTTCGTAGCTTCTTTCAATACTACAACTGGTGCTGTGAACTATTTGAAAGACAGTAAAATTGAATACCCTTTTAAACCCTGCCAAATAGAGATTATTGCTGATGGCTACATGGTCATTGGAAAAGCAGAGGATGAGGGGGTCTTTGCAAACTTAGGAGCTATCAAAAATCCTCACGAATCTCCAAGCTTCTTTGACGCATCATGGAGTTACGTCACATTTACACCCTATACCCCTGCCGATACTATTTCCACAGCTACCCCTGCCTTCTCAACGTATACCCCTACACTAAGCACCGCATTACTCCCCCTCACCACCCCCGACTTGAGTTGGACGGTGAAAGATATACCAGACTACAAACCGTCCACCCAAAGTAAGAGGCTCACGAGTATGGGAGCAAATATCAATTTTTCTGGGGCTGGTGCAGGTAGGATTGCTACTTATTATAACAATGTGATATATACTTGTGGCTATTACAATCCGGCGGGGATCGGATATTATATGGGTAGACTGGGAGCTATCAACATATCAAACGGCACGTCACACCTTGCAAAAAGACTCTATCAATCTGGAATTACTGCTGACCAATCATTTGGGTATGGAGGTTCGGTGTATGCAGATGGCATGCTGTGTGTCGGGTCAGCTACAAGTATTCCGGGAAACAGCATAGTACGCCCTGCTATCGCTTTCACAAACCCCTCTACAGGAGATGTGACACATTGTAAATATATGACGGGGGTTACCGGAGCATCCTACACTAACAACAGCTGTACAAACCCTGCAAAAACCCAAGTCATGGCTACAGGGTATCATGCTAATACAGGATACAACTCAACGAATATTGGGCACATAATGTATTCTTCTGACCCTTCAACAGGAACTTGTATCGCAAGAGGCTATTATGAAAGTGGGAGATATTGTGTATTTAATCGAGGACCGGGATGTTTTACGAGTGATGGCAATATGTGTGCAATTGGGTATTCTGGGGATGGAACAACAGATAGAGCAACACTCCTTAAAGTTAACACATCGTTAGATATTCAAAGTCAGCTACGAGTTTATGTAGGAAGTTTAGCTTCATACTTCAACTGTTGTGTGCCATCTTCAACTGTTTCTAATGGTGTGTATTGTGCGGGGTATGCGAGCACTGCTAGCAATGGGTCAACCGCTATTATAACCTATTTTACAACGGCTCATCAATGGAGTAAGTTGTATAAAATGGCGAATAATACCAATGGTGACGCAATTTACCGCATCGCAGAAAATGCGAGTTATGTTTATGTGTTGATAGCTAACTCCACATCCGCTGACGGTGGTGATGGCATACTTTGTCTTAATAAGAGTAACGGCAATGTGGTATGGGCAAGGAAGACAAATAGAACTGATGTGTACACCGTCCTTCGTGACTTGTGCATAATTGGTAGTGATTTGATTGTGTGTGGGAACTTATTGAACGACGCAAACACACCGATGATTGCATCTTTCAATGCTACGACAGGAGCTGTGAATTATGTGAAACAAGGTATTTATACTGCAACCGCATACCCACATGAAATCATACCCACGGACGATGGGTTCTGTTTGGTAAATGAAGAGAGCTACCTTGCGACAATTAACAACCCGCATCTATCTACTGACTGGTTTGACGCAACAGACACATTAAACTACGTCACATTCACACCATACTCACCTGCCGATTCTATCACTACAGCCGCTCCATCATTCTCAACCTACACACCTACCGTCTCTTCTTTAACCGTACTTTCTACGGATACTGGGGATACGGTGGTAGAATTAGTATAAGGAGATATACATGAAAAAGTATTGCCTAGTAAAAGAAGAGAAGGTTCAGAGAGTATCCGACACACCTTTCAAAGGCTCTACCCCTCTCATTTTCCCCGAATCCCTTGATGAGGATAAAGCGTGTATGGGTTACGAGTATCAGATACACCCTACAAAAGTTATCGCAAAACCTGTTTATGAAGAGCTTCCTCCAGTAACCAAAGCCAAGAAGCAACGAGAGAGAGATGAAACCTCTTTCATCCGCTACAGTGGTCGTAGGTTCCCTCTCAACAACGAGACTATCACTCTTCTTACCGCTTATGTGGTTGCAGGGATTGATAAGATACAATGGAAGTGCGTGAAAGGGTGGAAAACTCTTTCTGTCGAGGAAGCTAAAGAGTTGCTTGTACTACTTACTACAGAGAAGAACAAACTATTCAAGAAAGAGAGAAACGATGCAGGACCGGAAGAAGAAGATACGGAAAAAGATGAGGGGGACGCATAATGGAGTTTGGAAAACTTCAGAATGTGAATAATGGGTTGAGGTGTTTCGACACCGCAACCTATTCCACTTCTCTTTATGTGTGGGTAGAGGAAGGAGCTACTTATTTTTCTGTTCTTGGTTGTGACATCCTTCAATACGCCATCAAAATAAACCCGGACGATACAATTAGTTTCGGTAGTGGAGGGAGTTTCGTCACAGTCGACACCATTCAAACTATCACAGGTGAGAAGACTTTTTCAACTAACACTATATTCAGTTCGACTGTGAAAATGTCGGGCTTGCCGGGTCTTGTGCCTTATCCGTATTATGAAGGAAGCCTCATGTCGGTGGACAATGACGGTAGCCTTATAACGGTGAGTGCTTGCTCACTACCATACATCCCAATCGATATGGAGAATGGGTATGTCACATTGCTCACCACTCAAACGGTAACATCGGGTAAGACGTTCAGTTCTGCTGATATGTTCTTTACGGGATTACAAACAACGATCACTACTGGGTACACTGGCAATCTGATGGCGATAGACGGTAGCGGGAGACCTAGTAAAGTGTCTGTAGCATCTTTGGCGGTAAGTGGTAACTTCGTCACGTTGGACACTGCACAAACCATAACAGGTGGTAAGACATTCAGTTCGGCGGAAATGTATTTTAGTGGGTTGGAATTGGAATCCACACCAACAACAGGTGGTTTTGCTATTATCCGAGGGAATAAAGTGCGATACTGTCCGTGGAGCACGGTATCTGGGCTCATTGGAGGAGGAGGTGGTAACTTCGTCACGTTGGACACTGCACAAACCATATCAGGTGTTAAGACGTTTAGTGCAGGCACTATCCACGCCCCGAACCTCAACCTATATTTTGCTACTCAATCTCCTGACTATCTTGTAGGGTTCATCAATGATGGATTCTATAAAGTACAGTCGGCTTGGATGGTGACGAGGGATAAGGCACAATCGATATCAGGACATAAAACGTTCTCTGAACTCACCGTCAATAAGCTCTACACCGCCGGACAACTCACTTCCCCCACCTATTTCCTCACTATAGATGGAGCAGGTCAAATATTCTGGTCATATGCCGGTTCTTCGTCTATTCGCATCAAGAAGGATGTTGAGGATATCATTCCTAAAAACTATAATCTTATTCATTCTCTGCGCCCCATTTGGCATCGATATAATGTTCCTACCGACACTCCCGAAGAATGGGGATGGTATGGGCTCATCGCCGAAGAAGTGGCAGAATTGATTCCACAGCTCGTTATTTACGATTATGACCGTGAAGACTATGAAGAAGACAAAGGCACCAAGGAAGGCAAAAAACTGCACTCTGGAGCCATTAGGAAGCCGGTTGGAGTTCGTTATGATCGTCTTGCGGTATTGATGTTACCTGAACTTCAAAATCTGCGTAAAGAAAATGACGATTTACGCAAAAGAGTTGGGGATTTAGAGGCTATTGTCACTAAAATTTCAGCCATGATACAATAAGTATAGGCGAGTGATAGGCGAGTGGTAGGCAAATGATAGGCAGATGATGGGAGGGTGTTGTTAGATGGGAACAGAGATAGCGATGATCCTAATAGGGACATTATTGACAGTTACAGGCTTTTTATCAAGCTTCATCCTGTACCATATCTGGAAAAAGCTTGACGATTTTAGTGTGAAGATTGCAACTCATGACACTGAAATCATGTTACTTAGGCATTCATTAGACGCTTTGCCTTGTAGAGAAGGCAAATGTTTAAACGAAACTCGTGGCAGTCACGAAAATCACAATAACCATGTTAACCGCAGGTAAAGGAGCATATCATGGAAAAAGGTATCAAAGAAACTAAAGAGGCATTGATTGCCTGCATTAAAGTGGGCAAGCTAGTTATGAAACAACTAAACGACGGTGCCCAAGCATCTGATGCGTTAGAAGTTGCTAAACAACTCCTCACTAACCCCACATTACGAGACTCTATCGTGACAGCGGTAGCGGGAAGTACTGAAATTGTGCTTGAAGTCAAAGACTTACAGCTCGAAGAAGCACTCGAACTCATCGAAAATTTGATTGTTGAATTTACAAAGTAAGGTGTGGTATACTGAAAGTAGAGAAACTTTCATACTAATTCCTTTCAAGAAGTAGTAAGTTGCGACAATCTGTACAGGTTGTCGTTTTTTTTGTTTATGGAGTCTCCACCTCCCGCTCTTTTTTGGATAACTTCTTAGCGGTAGACGACCTAATACCCGTAGCTTCGGCATACTCGGATATACTATTAAACCCCCCAAAGGGGTATATTATTAGCTCGATTACGGGCTTGCTCCACCGCTGTACTCCATTTGCAATTATCCTTTGAATAGTGACGGCTTTCGTAGGGTACTCTTTGAGTGGGTGTCTTGTCAATGTATTTCTGTTATAATTAAGTAATGCCAATAACGGCATTTTAGTACGGAGGGGTTTTATGCAAGCATCGGATAATGGAATCAATTTGATCAAGAAATGGGAAGGGTATAACACCAAGCTAGATAACGGGGATTGCAAGGCATATGAATGCCCCGCATCTGGCAAGGGTGGGAACCCACGATTCTTCACTATTGGATATGGAACTACAACATACCCAGATGGGAGTAAAGTACAGCAGGGGGATACTCGTACAGAGGCACAGGCACGGGAGTACTTAATGTACGAGGTAAACAAAGTATGTGCCCCCACAATTGCTAAACATGTAAAAGTTCCACTCACTCAAGGGCAGTTTGATGCTATCACTAGCTTCATATTCAATTGTGGAGCTGGTGCTTTTTCTGGCAGTACGCTCCTTCAGCTTCTTAATAGAAAGCTATACGGGGAGTGTGCAGATGAATTTTTACGTTGGACTAAGGGGGGAGGTGTTGTACTCCCCGGTCTGGTAAGCAGACGTAAAGAGGAGCGTGATATGTTTTTGACGGGGGTTGTTTCTAACCCCTCGTATCCCGTGATTAAGTATGGGGATAGTGGAAGCTCTGTTCAAAGCATGCAAGAAATGCTTATCAAACTCACTTACACAGGGGTTGAAGCAGATGGCATCTTTGGGGCTATGACAGAGAATGCGGTTAAGCGATTCCAAACAAACATGAAGCTTGTGGTTGACGGGATCTGCGGACCTACTACTTGGGAGATTCTTATAAAAAGAACTACAGGACAACCACCTGTCGAAGATAAATGGAGTGGGCTTAACGGAAGTTACGTCACTGTCACCCGTACAGGTTCCAAGAATGGTGTTGGTTTAGAGATATTGAAGGTCACAGTGTACGAGGCGGGCAAGGCAATTGGTTCATTGCCAGCAACTTCAGGTCAACCCTCTAAACAGTACTTTAGAAAATCACGGGAAAGCTATGCTCAATCGATGGAGCCATGCCCTGAATTGAAAGAAGGTTACAAGTTACACGATATCGAATGGGCGGGCGGAAAAGACAACTACAATGCTTCTCATTCCCCCGGATTAGGTCCTTGGTTAATATGGATGGAAGAAGTGGATCCTTCGGACTCTCGTAGGAGAGAGTGCTGTTTTCATTTTGATGCGAATGCAGTAGATTTTCCCGGAAGTGCTGGCTGTGTAGTATTTAATACAATTGCATACTGCAAAGAGTTCATTGCTCTGCTTCGCAAAGCGGACCCAAAGATTGTATATGTAGACTGGGGTCTTAATTATGTGGTAAAACCAGCAAAAGTATAATCCATAAAAGAGCTTGACATGCTCCATCTTGTTAGGGTATCTTGCCAATACGCTTCTTTCTCTTGATCAAGAAGGGGCGTGATGCAACCATTACCCCCTAAGAGAAGGAGCTTTTTTTATGTTAGCTAAACCAATTATTTATGAAGAAATTAAGAATTATTTTAGACTAGATAATGATGATAAGTTATGGGTTTTAAATAGGGGTAAATGGAGACCTTGCCACTTGAATGCTACAAATGGAGGCGGGTATTTATTTGTCAACCACGATACAGTCGCATATAAACAACACAGGGTGATATATTGTATCTATCATGCACAAGATATTACAGCCGAACTCCAAATAGATCACATTGACGGGAATAGAGGTAATAACCGCCCGACTAACTTAAGACTGGTGACACGAAGAGAAAATTGTCAAAATAAGAGGATCCATCGGGAAGGAAAATTGTGTGGTATACAATGGCATTCACGACTAAATAAATATGAGGCGGTGATATGGCTTAAAAAGGAAGGATCGGTATCTCTGGGGGTTATGGATAATCAGGAAGAAGCCTATATAAGATATCAGGAGGCACTTAGTTTACTCCCAGCAACAAAAGAGGAATTACAGAGGCACTTTGGGGTAGCCCAACGCACCTCGAAGTATAAAGGGGTTCATTGGAACTCTAAAGCACGAAAATGGGTGGCACACGCACGGACACCTGAAAAAAAGATACACTTGGGGTATTTCAAAGATGAGTTAGAAGCGTATCAAGCCGTTGTAGCCTTCAAAGATCGGCACTCCACAAATAAATTATAATTCAGTGTCACAATTCGCTTGACAGTATCGCAATCAGTGTGGTATCTCTATATTTAGCCTCAAAGTTGAGGTATAGAAACCACTAAGGAGACAACATGGGAATCAAATCGACACAAGAAAAAGTAAAAGCAACACAAGCACGTATCCTTGAGTTGAAAGCTAAGGAAATTCGTACAGCTAAACCAGCTAAACCAAAAACCGTAAAGACTTCTGATGTGGTTGTGGGAGCCACAAGCCGTATTATTTCAGAACAATTGCATGCGCAATGGAATGGGCTTCTTTCTAAAAAAGAGTCTCAAGAAATCACTATGCAAGTGTTCCAAGGAATACTTAATGTGCTCTTCACAGAAGAAAGAGTATCGCTACCAAGCATCGGAACATTGTCTTTAGTTGAAAAACCTCAACGAATTTTCCGCACCTTTGAAGGAAAAATGATCAACAAACCTGCGAGAAAAGGCATCAAATTTTCCCCTGCAAAAGCAATCAAGGAAAAGATTTTCGTGGCTCACACTGAAGTGAGCACCGAGAAGCCAGCTAAAGCAAAAAAATAACTCCACAAGCTATAGCTGAAAAAGCCCTCTTAATCTGGTATTATCAGATTAGGAGGGTTTTTTAATGAAAAAAATTAAGTTATTCAACGAAAACTCACTGGCACTTGAGTCTGAATTAGGAAAAGGGTTGAGCGTAGCTTCTTCTACTGCGGTAGGTGGAGTATACACTTTCCCCGCTAAAGATTCCACCTTCTTAGACAATAGCTACCTAGTGATAAAGTATAATGGGGCATGGTATGTGTTCCCCAAATCGGCACGCAATCAAATGAAGATATACATCCCTCTCACAGGGGGAAGTAGCTCAATATCTTTCACGGCATCGGTGGTCAAAAGCTCGACTACTTTTGAGCTTCGTAAAAATGTGGGAGGTACTTCAGCCCCTACTTCTTTTGACGGAACTACGGCTGTGTTTGCATCGGGCACTACTGTGACGTTTTCAGGTGCCACCACCATAACAGTGAACTCCACGGGAGATACCGTGGGAGCTGTGCTTGTTATGACGTTAACCATGGATAGTCAATATCATGACATGTCGGTGTCACGGGTAGTCAAGTCGGGAACGGCATTTCTTTGGGGAGTTAAAGAAGACTCTCAAGGGATAACTGTACCCGCTTCTAACGGCGATGACTCATCTGCGATGTATTTACGTCCTCTTATGTTTACCAAAACCACCACCATGGGAGGAGTAGTCACCGTTACAGGCGACGCAGGCATGAGAGTGATGTTGGTGTCCGAACACTCATCATACCCCGCAACCCATGCGGTGTTCTGTGAGGGAATTACTTCAGAAGAGACGACACCCGCCACATATTCTATGAGATTATACGGACCTTCAGTCCAAGTAAGACTGATTGGAGATAACATTATCTCTAACTACAGTTCCAACATGTCTAGGACTGAATATGTGGGGTTTGAAGATTATATCGGGTCCGAGGGGATGATACATGTAGCCTATAATGAGACAGGAACACATGGAGTCCTCCCGAAACTTAGATTAAACTTAGCGAGCAACTATGGTTTATTCTCACTTCAAGGATTATCGTATGTAGACACTGATGTGTCTCCCGCAGGTACTGAACTTCCTCACTTTGTCGTACCCCCTAGAGATGTGGATGCTACTGAAGCCATAAAATCGGTGGCTACCGCTACAGATGATTCATTGATTTTTCCTACTACATCCAAAGTTGGTGATGCTATCACCATTAAATTTCCAAAAGCTTCTGGCGGGAATGCCACAAACGGCGGGCTTATCACCTCTACTGAATTTAACGCTATCATGTTGGCACTAAGCACTCTTGACACAACTAAAATAGACACGGTGCAAGTAGTTTATAATGATGCATTGGTTGGACCTACTACAACAATTGTAGGGGATACGTTGACCATCACCTTCCCGAAGGCTTCTGGTGGTAACGCCACAAGCGGAGGTCTTATAACCTCCACCGAGTATTCTGCGTTGGCGAACAAAGTGAACTCTATTTCAGTGGTGATAGACAATACCATCACAGGTCCTCAAATAACTTGGGTTGGTAAGACAGCTACTTTACGCATCCCTTTAACCTCTTCAGGTGCATCCTTGGGAGGGTTGGTAACTGCTTCTGAATGGCAAGCAATATGGGATACGATTGGTACACCCACGGCTACACCTACATGGGCGGGAACTGTAAGTTATGGCTTAGGTAACAAAGTACTGTTTAGAGGGGTGGTGTGGGAGTGCATTCAAGCACATCTCTCTTCAACGTTTGATGCGGACCTTGAGAATTGGCGTATAATTGGAGAGAAGGGAATAGTCTACTCTCAACCGAATACATTTTCTATACTCACTCCCGTGAAGGTTACTTCTACCGGTGTTATTAAAGCTAAAGCAGATACAGCAAGTACTTTATCAGACCCTCCTTGCATAGTGGTGGCGGTTAACGCTAACTTTGTGGCGGTAGTTTGGGGAGTGGCTCGTATAAACATACCCCACGGTAAAACGGTAGATACCACTTATTATGTGTCAACGGTGGCGGGAGCCGTGGTGGGTGCAATACCTGCAACAGGCATTGTGAATCCTGTATACTACACCCTTGATGCTAACAACCTATTGGTGCTGGCTTCACCAGCGTGGGAGAGATAATGAAAGCAGTAAATACAATGAGCGTTGAAGAGCTCGTAGCATATTTGAAGGAAAGGCAACGAAGTATTGCCCGCCCGATGGGCATGAAGCAAAAAGATCCGTTGATAAGTACAAACAACCGTACTTCAACAAGTAAAGCAAACTCCTCTCCGGGGTCCTCCCTTCCTGCAAGAAGTGTTCCAACACCAGAGGCACCCGCCAAAGAACCAGAGAAACCAATAGAAGAACCCGTTATTGAAGAAGTGAAAATAGCAGAGCCTGAAAAAATAGAGAAGAAAATTGAGGAGCCTACTGACTATCTTACACCTCTTGCAGTGGGTGGAGCGCTACTTGCAGGTGGTGCATTAGGCGGGAAGCTCATTAAAGGGCTCAAAAGTAAAGGAGCTACTAAGTTAGGAAAGGGTGGGATGAACTTCAACCCCGAAGCCAAGACTCTTGGTAGGGCTAATTGGGAAAAGAAGGTACAATTAGGAGCCATAGAAAAAGATGCCCCGCCTAAGTATGGCAAAGGTGAAAAAGCACAGACATCCGCAGGCATGGACGAAGCCCCAAACATGAAGGGGTTAACGGAACAAGCTGGCGACGTAAAAGCACTTCACAAAGGCATTGTAGACTATCGCAACGCTAAAGATTTAGCGGATGTGGACGTAGCCAACATCAAAGCTAAAGTAAATGATCCTTTAATAGGAGTCACGGGAGATGCAGGGCTTATGAGGGAAGTTCCCATCTACAAAGCGAAGATACGCCAAGGTAAAATGCAAGGGGAGAACGCCAAGGAAGCTTTGGAAGCTACCCAAGTAAAATTGAGCAATACCCCTGAAGCGGTAGAAACTCAATGGAATAAACTCAAAGCGGATAGTGACGTTAACAACTTAAAGAGTGGTCTTAAGGATCCCATCAAAGGCGTAGAAGGTAGAAATGCTTATAACATCGAAGATGCGTGGAAAGCAGTAGGAAACCAGCGTATAACAGACTTCAGCAAGTTGACTGCAAGTGAGCAACTCGCTAATGCTAAGGCGGTTGTCTCACGCAACCTTCAAAGAGAAGGGAAAAAGTTACCCGCTAAAGACGTGGGGGTATTGGCAAAAAGGTTAATAGACAGGCACAAAACCGAAGCAAAGGGGATGGGAATAGTGGCATCTGCAAAGAAGCCTAAGACCGACGCACAAGCACCATCCAACAAATACGGAAAGCCGGTGACAGATGAGATGCGTAAATGGGTTGATGATCTTCAAGCAAGAAAACAATCCAAGGGAGACTAAAATGAGAGAGGAGTTGGTGATTGCATACTGCTTAAAATATACAGAGTCTCAACTTCAAAAAGCGTTAGAGGTTGGAAAACTATTCGCCAACTTCTTTAAACCAGCCATAGAAGCTGATTTTAAGCTCATAGAAGGGGTTGAAGACGATGAGGAGGATGTATGACCATTAAAGACGACACCACGGGAGAAGGCGGAAATAGAGCTTATTCCATGGTACGCAGTAAATTTGTCAAAGGAAAAGATGGATATGGTAAGGTCATTTCCCTCGCAAGGGAAAAGATGTTAGCATCGTTAAAGGCGAAAGGCATTGACCCGGCTAAGGTATCCAAAGATACTGTAGCTGGACATATGACGAAGAGTGGAGGACACGCCGATGGTGCCCAACACTCGAAAGACCCAGCGGACCATATCGTAAAGCCAGTATCCCGTGCAGAAAACAGTAGAGCCAGTGCCATGCACATGGCGATGAGACTAAGAAGAAGGGGGAAGAAATGAATATTGCTACAGCTATCATTCCGTTACTTATTCAGTTCCTGCTTAGGCAGATCGGAAAGTATCAAGAAGACACCGACTTCTGGCTTCTTGAAAAAGACTTCCTTGAGAGGGCACAGCAGTTAGTGCCAGACCATATACTCTCGCCCGCAGGGAAGGAGTTCATAAGCTCCTCTTTCAACGCACTTATTACTATCATGCGAAGCGGTGGAGAACTTAACAACATCAGAATGCACCTCAAAGACGGTGACTGGTACTATGCTTATTGTTCCGCCAAATATGCGGTAGAAAAGGCGTTCAATGGCAAAGCTGAATGAAGAAGACGTACACAAATACGAACTGTACAAAGAGATAGTTGAATTAGAATCTATCGAAATGTACCACACTATGAATAGCTTCATACCAGATGATGAAGACGCAATGCCTTCACCCATCCAACTTGCGTTCTTTGCAAGCGAGTGCAAGTTCAAAGTAGCCAGAGCGGGAAACCGTTCGGGTAAGACCATGAGTACCATGCGAGACAATGCGTGGAAACTCATGCGTAACCACCCTTATCGTAAGTCATGGAGGCTAGAGGGTGAGTGGAGTGAAGCAGAGTACATAAAGACAGAGAAGAAAGTATTTTGGGTGGCGGTGCCTGACTACGAGTTTGGGCATGAAACGTGTTGGGTGATGTATCTTCAGAAGTTCATTCCTCGTTGGTTTTATACCAATGATGAAGGTAAAGAGATGATCACTTACAACCAAAATAATCACGTTACGGGCGTTCAATTCCGTAACGGAGATATGTTGCAAATTAAGACCTACGCACAGCGGTTAGAGGGTGTGATGGGTCGTAAGATTGATCACTTAGTTACCGATGAAATGCCTCCTTCTTTGTTGCGCCTCATGGAGTTTATGACTCGATGTGGTGACACAGGTGGTGAAATTATTCTTGGGTTTACTCCCCTCAACCCAGATGTTGAGATCAAAAATTATATCGATGACACACACAATGCGGGAGGACTTGAGTTATTCTCATGGTCCATGACTCAAAACCCCCACTATATACGCCACCCCGACAGGATGCAGGACCTTCTTGACAAGTGGAAGTATCTGCCAGAAGGACAGTTCAAGGCAAGGTTGCGTGGGGATTGGTACTACGAAACGCCAGATGGAACCATGTTTCAAGGTGTTGTCTTTGAAGAAGTGGATGACTTTGAGATCCCACTTACTTGGCGACGATGTCGAGTCACTGACCCCGCTAACCGTGTAACGGGGCATGCAGAGTTTGCGGAAGATCCGCAAACAGGTGTATGGTATTGTTACAAAGCATACCAAATCGGCTGGCGTGAAGGAAGTGTCATGGACGCTAAGGATATTCTGAATGAAATTAACAAGAATAAGCCTGCCCCATGGTTCCAATATTACTACAGCCTATATGACAACGCAGAATTATGGTTCGGGATAGATGCCATGAAGACAGACAACTACTCCCCTACCATGCTTAAAAATGTTGAATCGGCGGTGATGGATACTCGCACTGCCATCAAAGACGGTAAATTAAAATTCTTCAAAACGGGGGCAGGATTCGTGGTAACTCAAATGAGAATGGTGCCCAACCCCAAAGGAGACAAGGCTCGTAGTGGTAAATTTCATGCCACTGACTGCGTACTCTACTTTTGCCGGCAGATTCCTGAATGGATAAAGCCAAAAGGACTTGAGACCACTGAACAACAAGATCAGAACATGTTCTCTAAGTGGTTAGAGAGGGAAAAAGAAAAGACTAACGCACAGAAGAATGTGCATAAGGGAACGTTAGCAACAAAGATAAACGCCTTTTACAAAGGGATAAGGAGGGGAAGATGCAAATAGCTTGGATGGTGGTAGTGAGCATACTCATTGTAGCCAATCTTACATTGAGTATTCTACAATATGGCATGCTTTGCCGGATGCTTGAAGAAGAAGAGGTGGTGCAAACTCCCAAGAGGTTGCAGATGGTACGAAGGAGATCAAGTAAATGGCTAGGGTAATTTTAAAGAACAAACGGGAGATATTGTGCCAACTCAAAGGTACATTACAACAAATGAAGCGAGACAGGGAGGAACTTGAGAAAGAGTGGCAGTTATGTCAAGACGTATATCAAGGAATCCCGCAACAATATTCTGAAAGCAACGTTGATGAGTATCAATTAGAGTCTCACGAAAGTGAAGAACCTGCTGATACTGATTACAGCATTATGAGCACCATTGGCACTCAAGCACAGCAATTCTTACAAAGTAAATTGTGTGTAAGTGAGCCCGTGGTTACGGTGTCTCCAACCACCCGTGACCACGCTGACAAAATGTCGGCGGAGGCTATAAGGTCTTACATCAAATACATTAAACACCACACAGATATGCAAGAAAGACTAGAAGGTGGAGTATACCATCACGTCGCTACCATCGGCTTGGGTGTATTCTACGTTGGATGGGATCAGAACCTGGGGGAACCCAACGTTCCCGAAGGATTTAATCCCATGGAAAATCCTGAATTTGAAATGACGGGAGGGCTATGTTTTAAGGCAATAGCTCCCCATGACTTTTGGATTGACCCCAACGTGGATGCGTTTTATGATGCAAGGTGTTGTGTACATCGGGATATGGTTACGATGGAAGTGGCTATCGCACGCTTCCCAGAAAAATTAGACCTCTTGAAAAAATACTCGAAGTACAGTAGGAGAGAACACCTCTCTTCATTTAAGAATGCCGGGCAGAGCGGTGAATACACCGACGGAACGGCGACCAATGAAGAAGGAGACATCGACTATTCAAAGATTGTACCGGTGTATTATTACTGGGAAAAGGCTACTCCCGAAAATGGAATGCTAGGTAGGCTCATCCCCTTTGTGGACTTTGATGATCCTAAGCCACTATTGGACGATGTGGAGTCTTCATATCTTCCTTATGACGATGGGAAGCTACCTTTTGAAGTACTTACTGACTTGGACGTGAGCGGAACGCCTTACGGATTGTCACGGACAGTACTTATATACCCCATCATCCAAGCCTTATCTCAATTTTATACTATTATCTTAGCTAACATCGACCTTCACGGTTCATTGCACATACTACTGCCAGAAGGTAGTGCCACTATCCCGTCTAACTCTCCCGTCAAACCGTATTACTTCAACCCTCACCACGGTGCATCCAAACCCACATATTTGTCACCCGCAAGTGTGACAGGGGATATTTGGAGGATGAGTGAGATATTCATGACAGAGATACAAAACGTGTTCGGCATGAATGAGATGAGTCAAGGGCAGATCAACAGAGAGCTCGCATCATATGCGGTGCAACTGTCTATCGAAACTGACGACAAGTACAGGGTACGACTGTTCAATAAAAAGAAGAAGGTGATTGTTGGCATCTACAATAAAGCGGTGTCACGGGCACGCCAATTCATGAATGATAACCATAACGTAAGCATATTGGGCTTAGAAAAATATAGCTCGCTAAGTTACTTCAAAGCAAGCGATATCTCCATGAATTACCGAGTGGATGTGGACTACGGAAACTACCTCCCACCAGATCCTACCGCCAAAAAGAATCAATTGATGGAACTGTTAAAGACGGGCATCATAGAAAAAGCCGGCATGGATCCAAAGAAATTTATTTCTGTGTTGGTTGACGGCGATATGCTTGATGTCAAAGACTTGGCGGAAGGGGCAAGACTCGTTCAAGAGGAAGAGATTACAAGAATGATGAAAGGTGAAGCCGTGGAAGTGACAAATTATCACATCCATGAAGATCATCTAGCCTCCCTCGCAGAGTACATGAACTCAATTGAGTTCGAGGTACTTCCACTAGAACTTAAACAAGCGGTACTTGAACACAAACAAGCACATGTGAAGAAGCTCGCAGAATTGCAGGCGAAAGCTCAACCTCCTCCTCAAGGAGCCCCCGCAGGAGGACCACCAGCGGGAGGACCTCCAGCAGGTGGAATGCCTCCTCCCCCGCAATAATCGTGAGAGGGTTGACCACAAGCCTGAAGTTGTGGTACATGTTGTATATGGTTAAACACAAAGGAGAAACCTATGGCTTTTGATGCGAATTTATTTGATACTGAATACACCCCTGAAGAAGTGGGAAGTGGAGCAAGTTACGGCGGAGATTTCGACGAGTACGCCGATGACAATGCTTTGAATGTAGAAGGCGACACAGACTTCGGAAACATCTCGATTGGTGGAGAGACAGCCAAACCAAACACCGAAGGAAAGCAACCTCCTCCCGCAACGGGCACTGTGAAAGCAAAATGGGGAGATACTGAAGTTGAAGTGGATTTATCTGATCGTGAGATGATCGAGACGGCACTCACTCAGGCATTGGTGGGTCAACAACTTGCTCAAGAAAAAGAGCAATGGGAAAGCAAGTATAAAGAGCTTGAAACAAGCCACGCAGAAGCGGAAGAGACGGTAAACAATATCATCAAAGGATTTGAAGAAACTCCTTTAGATATGATGAATGAAGCTATTTCTGAAGGAAGACTTCTTGAGGATCCCGCACGTTTCAATGAGTACAAGAAGTGGCTTACAGAGCAAGTGAATTTTGTGAATAAGAGCGAAGCAGAACGCAAAACATTCTTGCAACAAAAGGCGTACGAACGACTAATGAACGAGCAGAAGAGGAATGAGCAAACAGCCATGGAAGCAAAGCAAGCTCAACTCGAAGCTCAAAAACAAGAGATTCATAGTAAAGTTCAGTCATGGACGAACGCTCAATGGGAAGGGATTAAAGCCAAAGTGGAACCTGCTAATCTACCCGCTGTGCAACGCATCATGAGAATGCTTCTATCTGAAGCAAGCACTCGTAGCAAAGTGGATACCGATGTGCTCACCAAAGAGCTTCAAGAGCTTGTAAAACCCTACTTCAAGGGTGACACAGCAAACCGCTCAAACCAAGGAACAAAAAATCTTCAATCTTCAGTGAGTGGAGCGAGCAATAAAGTGGGTGGAAATTCTACCAACGAATTGAGCAAGAAGATTGCTCAAGCAAGAGCTAATGGAGATATCAAAGGTCTTATGACTTTATTGAGTAAGAGCGGACTTCAAGTTTGATAAGGGGGAAGAGATAGGAGTTAAATGTTCAAGAAGTTTGGAATAGCCATATCTATCTCTTCCATTGTCTCTTCAACCTCATGCTCAACGTCTTCTTCGTCTATAAATGTTCGAGTGCGAGTATCTACCTCACCCCACCCCGTAATATCAGAGGATCTTAAGATACGCTTTCTATAAATGGTCGGAACGTCATAACCTTTTTCTTTGAGCTTTTCAAGAGCCGATCTTGCACTCATTAAAGCTCTAACGTATTGCCCTTGAAGTTTAGCATCATAATCGACAGGTTTAGTCACACTTACGAATTTATGATAGTGGATATTCTTCTCAATATCTAAAAGCTTTACCATGATAGTTTCTGCATTTGTTTTGCGAGCTTCTTTGAAAGCTTTTTGTTCCTCAAGTAATCTTACACGGGCTTCTGCAACTACACTATCCTCTCTGGAAAGGAAGTAGTCTACTAATACTCTCCTAACTTTCTTGCTGTATTTTGCACCAAGTATTAGTGAAGCTCGTTTTGATAAAAGGATATGAGATGCCCGTTCCCCTGAACTTTGGACAATTTTCACATCCTTCTCAAATCCAAGAAAGACGGAAATGCCCTCTTCGAGATCCCCCAAATTTGGGGTATCTCTACCCTCGAAATCGGTAAATTCTTCTCTAATATCTCTCATAATATGATCATGGCGTTTGCCTGTAAGTGAGCAAAACTCTCTAGAGCTCATCATCGCAATTCCTTCAACTATTTCCATACTAGGGTTAAAGACTGCTAAAACATTAGACATAATAAATCTTTCTTCAGACCTTCTTTTCCTATTGACATGCACACCTAAGGTCTGTTAAGTTAAGGGTGTGCATATTTGTTTTTTAAGCCGGCAGGAAACACAACATTCTTGCCGGCATCTTTTTATACTCTACAAGTATTTGACTGTCAACGATTTATTTAACAGTCACTCCATATGCAAATACTTGAACCCCCTCTCTAACAATCCTTAAAGTCCTGTCTCCTCCTCCATTAAAACTTAAAGATAAGCGAACAGTGCTAATGCGGGTACAAAAAATCTTCAATCTTCTGTAAGCGGTGCAAGCAATAAAGTGGGTCACCCCACCCCGTAATATCAGAGGATCTTAAGATACGCTTTCTATAAATGGTCGGAACGTCATAACCTTTTTCTTTGAGCTTTTCAAGAGCCGATCTTGCACTCATTAAAGCTCTAACGTATTGCCCTTGAAGTTTAGCATCATAATCGACAGGTTTAGTCACACTTACGAATTTATGATAGTGGATATTCTTCTCAATATCTAAAAGCTTCACCATAATGGTTTCTGCATTTGTTTTGCGAGCTTCTTTTAAAGCTTTTTGTTCTTCGATCAGTTCTTTTTGCACCTTTTTTTCAAATCGAGATAGATAATATTGGTGAGCTTGTATAAAAAAATCACAAACTTCTATTTGGAGTTTGAAGTCGTACCCTGCCATTAACGCTAAAGTAGCAGTTTGATTGAGTAAATACTCGGATGCGTATCCTCCACGGGCATTTTCTTTTACTTCTAACTCCCTTACAGGGACAACCCCAAATTTCGATAGGATCATCGAGTTCTCGATGATATATTCAGTACTGGAAAACTCGGTATCTATCTTGGACAGATATTTGCGAACCTTCTCTAGCACATGAAAATGTTCCTTTCCAGTCTTAATTGATAAATCCTTACTTGAGAGGTACAGGACACCCTCAATTTCAGTCCAATTGAAACCTTCAAAGTTCAAAACGAGGCGTTCACAATTCGCTGAAATTTGTGAGGTGATCAACTCAATAACAGGGGAGCAGAAAGTTCGCCATGACAACATCATTAAAAGTATCCGTAACATACTGAAAACACTCTCCTCCCACGGGAGGGCAGTAAAAACAGATAGTTATATGGTGGAAGAAATTCAAACTCGGTCAGGGGCAAAGTGGATACCGATGTGCTCACCAAAGAGCTTCAAGAGCTTGTAAAACCTTATTTTAAAGGGGATACGGGGAGCAGGGCTAATGCGGGTACAAAAAATCTTCAATCTTCTGTAAGCGGTGCAAGCAATAAAGTGGGTGGGAATAGTACCAACGAATTAAGCAAAAAAATAGCCCAAGCTAGGGCGAGTGGAGATATCAAAGGGCTCATGACCCTTTTGAGTAAGAGCGGGTTACAGGTTTAAAAAGGTGGGGATACGGAGGGATATCTCCTCCATAGTTTCTGTAACCTCATGCTCAACGGCTTCCTCATCTATAAATGTTCGAGTGCGAGTATCAACTTCACCCCAACCCGTAATATCCGAAGGTCTTAAAATACGCTTTCTGTAAATAGTCGGAACTTCATAGCCTTTGTCTTTCAATTGCTCCAGTGCCGATTTTGCACTCATCAACGCTCTCACATACTGTCCTTGAAGCTTTGCATCATAGTCAACTGGCTTAGTCACACTCACAAATCTGTGATAATGTTGGTTTTTATCAGCATCTAGTAGTTTGATCATGATGGTTTCGGCGTTCGTTTTACGGGCTTCTTTGAAAGCTTTTTGCTCTTCAACAAAACGAGTTTTTGCAGTAGCCTCCAATTGAGCAATGTGATGCTGATTTGCTTTTAAGAAAAAGTCACAAATTACAAGGTGTAGTTTCTTGTTATAATGGGTCATTAGCGTCAAAGCCGCAGTTTGATTGAGTAAATAGTGAGAGATGTAATTCTCACGAGCGATTTCTTTCACATCTGATTCCATGACAGGAATGGCTCCAAATTTAGGATCTGTCATTCTAGGGGGAATGATATCATCCTCATTGTAAAACTCTGTATCTATCTCATAGATATATTTACGAATATCTTTTAAGATATTGAAATGTTGCTTTCCAGTCTTAATTGATAAATCCTTACTTGAAAGGTACAAAATCCCCTCGATTTCAGTCCAATTAAACCCCTCGAAGTTCAAAACAAGTTGCTCACAATTTGTTGAAAATTGTTTAGCTAAAACATTAGACATAAAAATTCTTTCTTCAGACCTTCTTTTTTCTATTGACAAGCACACCTAAGGTCTGTTAAGTTAAGGGTGTGCATATTAGATTCTTAGCCGCCTGAAAACACCATATTTTCAGGCGGTATTCTTTTAATACCCCTAAAACTTTACGTTGTCAACGATTTATTTAATGGTTACAGGATATGCAAAAACTTGCACGCCCTCCCTAACGACTCTTAAAACTCGGTCTCCTCCCCCATTAAAACTCAAAGAAAGTCTTACCGTTCCTATCTGTTGAACGGCATAAGCGTCAATATACAGAAAATCCCCTACCTCTGCGTTGAAAATATGGAGGTTTCCGTCTTTATGTTCCATAGAAATTTTCCCCGTGGAATCTTTCTCAAGGAAAGCAAAAAACGTGACCCCTTTTCCGATCACAAATTTTCCTTCATCCCAAATTGGTTTAGGGGGTTCAGGAACTGGCTCTGGTTTCGGTTCAGGTTTAGGAGGTTCAGGAACTGGCTCTGGTTTCGGTTCAGGCTTAGGAGGTTCAGGAACTGGCTTTTCCTCTTCCTCTTTTCCCCCCTCTTTCTTTTTGAACCACCCAGCAATCATAGACACTAATGCAGAAATTATCATAGGCAACGCCTTGATAATTAAATCTAATAAAAACTTTGGCATAAAGCCCTCCTTCTTTTCAACCCCACATTTTAAGTATATCAAAGTTTCGTTACTCAAGCTTACTCATTAAAAAACTTAGCCACTTGCAAGCAACCTCTTAACCATGTTACGCTTAATATAGTGTAGACAACTTATGGTAAGTTGGAACCTCACAATACGGACTATCCCGGTATTCGCCTTCTACACCAAGAAGCTACAAGGTACTGCGTATTGGGGAGAAAACACTAAGCATCTTATATCTAAGGAGATATTAACATGGCAGACGGAACTAGAATAGATGGGCAGTACGCTCATAGTGAGATCTTAAAAACCATTCAAGCGACCATGAACAACGTTTTATGGACGCAAGCTCCCGGAACATTCCGCAGTATGATCAAACATGTTGCGTTCAATTGGGGCGGACCTATCGAAGATTTCTACTCGGTTGACCCGGGTGGTTTGGCAATGGGTGGTATTTCTCAAACGGGCGGTAAGTTCGTTCGTGGAGATAAAACATCCCATGCAAGAGGCGAAATTATCCCTTCAGTGCAAACAGCAACGATTGAGTACGAACGCCAATTGAATCTGTTATCTGCTGGCGAGAAAAAATCATATGTGAACAACAAGGCAGAAGAATATGAATCCAAAGCCATGTTGATGAAAAGTTATTTGTACCAACAAACTCTAGGGGATGGTACTGGTAGATGGTGCGAGCCTGTGGGCATTGGTCCTGACAATGTTTCTTCTGGTGCGACAGCAACACTTACTAAAGACAACTATTACACACCTACTATCGACCCAATGAAAATGAAGATCAGTGACCTTTCTATTTCAGTAGGTTCTATCTCTCATTTGGTTGAAGGCTTTGCGTTCTCCTTGTGGTATGCGGACTATGACGCAGACAATAACGGCGTGTATGAAGGCACTACTGAAACTTGTATCCCTCGTGTATTAGCACTTGGATTCAAAGGTTCTGTAACTGGTACAGAAGTGGTTTATGATGCGTTCCGTATCGTTGATGTGGATGTTGAAGCTGGTTACATTTATGTACTTCCCGGTCGTCGTGCGACTAAGGGATCCACCGCCGTTGAGCACACTCAACAAACTTTCGTCACAAACGACGGAAGCGGAGCTAACGATGTTCGTTGGTGTCCGGGTGCGTTAACGGAGAACGTTATCGTAACTCCTTATCAAGGTATCAGCTGTGGTTCTGCTTCTACCATGTTACCTACTGCTAACGCAACTATCACAAATGGGTTCGACGCAGTATTTAATCCTACTGGCAAGACTTTAGCAACATTCGTGATGCACCCATATTATATGCCTGATCAATTTGAACAATCACGCTTGTGCTTGGGATTAAACTGGACTTCTGCAACAGACATCGGTCGTTTGAATCCTTTCATCCCTTGCGGTATCGAAGGCTTATTGATGAACACCACTAACACCATCCATGGTATTAGCCGTTCTCGTATTCGCCAAGCGTTACCAACTATCATGAACGCAGAAGGTCAACCAATGAACTTCGAGATGTTCCGTCGCATCGTGACGAAACATGCTACACGCAACCCTCTTTATAAAGATAGTGAAGTGGGTAAAAAATCAGACGGTGGTGACATCACTAAAGTTGGTTCTCACTGGCAACACATTGCTCTTAACCCAGTAGTGTATAACTCCCTCATCTCTTCTGTAGAGTTCAATACCCTCTTCACAGATGGTAAAGGTAGCTACGGTGAAGAAGGAGCTAAGACCTTCACTTACGGTGGAAAACGTTACCAAATTATCCCAACAAACGAAATGGCGTTACGCCGTCTTTGGATTATTCCAAAGGGTGCGTTGGAATATTTTGACGGTACTATCAAAGATGTATCAAATGACGATGGTCAATCCAAATTCATGAAGATTGACCCTGCTGACGGACAACGTATGAACGTTGTGCAAGAGCACAAAATTATACAATCGGCAATGAAGCTAAAACAACCTCGTTCTTGCGGTGGTGCGTTTAACTTCAGTTACTAAGAACACAGCCCCGCATCATGGCGGGGTATGGAGGAGAGAATTATGAGAATGTTATTTCATGTAAAAGAAGTGATCGCTCATCACATCGCAAAGAAACTCAACAATGGTGCAGAAACTGCACTATATCGTGGAGATATCTTTTGTGGTATGACAGGCGGATTCGTTGTGTCCGGTGATAACGGCAAAGTTGCTAAAACAGGTGACTTCCAAGACTTCAGCAACATAGTTGCTGATAACAACACCGCATACAACTTGGGAAGAGTTATTGGATGCCACGGGATTGCGTATGCTCGCACATCTGCGGTTAACACAGCCGTGGCTCCTTTGTTCTCGTCTCAAGTAAAATTTGAGAGCGGGTTGATAAAGGTTGAGTGTGCAAATACCACCGGTATTGCCGTTCAAGCGGGTATCTTTCAAGGCTCGGCGACGGCAAATGTGGGATTATTACGTTCACTTCAATCGCATAAGATTGTGTTGGATGTGGCAAGTATGGATATGCAAGTGGCAGCCACTGCGGGTATCTTACAATTCGGGGCTACTGATACAGCCATAAACGCATCCCCTGTAACTGGCGTAACAACCAACGTTGCGAACGGATACTACGTTGAGATACTTACACAAAACAAAGCAAGACTTATTGTGCGAAGTGGCGGATCCTCGGTGTATGCGTCTCCTTTCTTTACTATCGACCAATCTCAAGCTGGTGCGTTAGTGTTAGAAGCCAGGTATATTACCGGTACTGGGTATAGCTTATCCGTACGCCAAAACAACACACCGTTGGTAGCGAAGCAAATTTCCTTACCAGCTGTAGACTTAAACTTCTATGTTAGAGCGGGTCATAAAGCTGGGTACACCGCACTCGGAACCCCTGTGAAGATGTATTTAAGAGGAATCGCAGTTAACTGCTATGATAATCCTTAAGAGGGGGCTGTTATGGGTTTAGGACTTCGTGAGATTCGCCCGTCAACGACGGATTGGATCGGGGTATTTAACAAAAATATGAAAACCCTAGACGTTCTTGGCGAGCTACTCTCTCCTCAAACTTCTTCGGGAGGTCCTTCAGCAATCCGCACACGGACTTCCAACGGGAATTTGGTAGATGCAATCCGCATAGTACCTCAAGCAGATCAAACGTTAAAAATCTACATAGGGAGGGTGGGTGATTCCATCACTCTCCCTGCGTTTGACTTTGCTTTACCGAACTATACCGCCATCCCATCAGCCCAACCTTCTGTGACCCGTTTAAAATCGGTTACAGAGGTATTATCGGGTGGAGTATATATCGACAGTAGCTTCACGCTAAAAACAAGCACTGTGGCTAACGCAGAACTTGTTTATGAAGATACCATGGGAGTGCTAGGGGGATTCACAGACGGAAGTGCGTTTCAAATGGAATACTTCCCAGATGGAAGCGTTTCAGGATTTTTACAATTCACATTAGATGGCAGGGTTTTAAAAATCCCTTGCTTTTATTAAGGAGACAATATGTTTGACGCAGGAAAAATTTCACTCCCCGGCGATGAAGCCGAAGGAGACAAAGGCGGAATGGATATCATGAAAAAGCCATTAGGCAAAAAACCACCTATGGGCGGTCTTGACGATGGCGGTATGGGAGCAGGAGGCGGACTAGAATCTGCACTCAAGGGAGCTGGCTTCCCTTCAGTGACTCCCGAACAAATAGATCAAATCAAAGCCATCTTGGGAGAGCCCGGCGGAAAACCACCCATGGGAGACGGAGACACGGATGACTTAGGTGGTGGCACGGGCGGTTTAGGCGGACTCCCGATGTAATTCAGATCCCTTTTTAAATATTTCACCCTCCTTCCTATTTTTTATTTTTCAAAAATCCTCCTTCAATTCCAAACCCATCATGTGATATGCTTTAATGAGAAGGAGGGTTTTATGCTCACTACAAAAGAAATCGTAAGACGAGTTAGAGACGATATGATGGAGTATGATTCCAACGTGCTCACAGACAAAACAATCTGTGACAGGGCACATACGGGTTACATCGAGGTCTTAAAGACCCTCGACAAAAGCAATTCAACGTTCTTGAAGGACTGGGTAGATGTTAGTTACACCGAACCCCTCAATATTCACAATTATATGGGAAGACGAGTGGAGTCGGTGTATTATGGCAACATCTCTTTAAAGAGAATAGAGCCATATGAAGCTAAGAAGATAGAGAAGTTTGGAGGCAATCCGTTTGCATACACCGTGATGGCTGGGAAACTAAGCCTATTCCCTATCCCACAAGTACCTATAGATATATCCATCTTGAGAGCACCAAGAATCCTCCCGTTATCCCCCACGTTGGGGAGAATACAGCAGTTTGACGGACAATGGATTGTATTGGACTCCACATTTACTTCAGATGCACTAGATTATTTTGAACAAGAAACGATGCCATTAGTGACGGTGGTGGATTGGGAGACGGGAGAACCTAAGAAGTTATACCGCATAGGACAAGTAGAGGGCACTCGAATTAAGTGTATTGAAGTGACGGATAGGACCGATTATTTGGGCTTCCCTCTTACTTCGGTAACTGCTACGGAAAACCTACCATCGGTTGAGACCGCCATACGTTTAGACGACGTGGTAAGCTATGGGCTAACCACAGGTGTGCCCATGCTCCCCGACGACCTCGTGGAGTACGTCATCACATGGGCTACTCTCCAATGTCGAGGAGCATTCAACGAGGTGGACGAAAACCTTAGAGAAATGATGGCTCAATTAGTCAAGGACCTGCATACTGAATGTGCCCGCCAACCTATAGGGAAAGTGAGAAGAGAGTTTAATAAAACCAATTCTTATATGCCTTGGAGGAGAACATGATTCAACCAAGACATCAAGCGTCCACCATCGACCTTACTAAAGGGATTGATGGGGATTCTAAAATAACCGCTATTAAAGAAGGGTTTGCATTGGATCTCATTAACTGTAGATCTGATGGGGGAGTGCTTGAGAAGAGAACGGGGTATGAGAGCGTGGGAAATTTTCCCATCTCTTGTGACTGTAGTGGAACGACACTCACTTTCAAGCGTAGTTACTACAAAACTTTGGGATGTGGGAGTTACACAGCAACCGCCTCCAACGTCGCAACATACCTTGGAATATCAGGAGTCACTTATCCTGGATGGTACATCCACAAATTCTTCGAGGATTTGCCTTCTAATGCCGTTTTAGTGGTACAAGGAGGAAATACACCCACGCCTTACTTAAGATTAACCGATAGGCTTATTTTAACAAATATGAGCTATTCTTCATGGGATGTATTTACCGCTCCAACTCTCCCCTCTCATCGACTAGAGCAAGGAGACTTCACCCTTGCCAATGAAGGTGGGTTCCTAAGCATTACTGCGGAGGGTATGCCCCTCAACCTATATGATTTGGTTTGCTTCAATGTACCATATTTTGGAACTGGCTCTGCCCAACGGGGCAAAGTGACGGCGATAGTAGGTGACAGATTTACGACCAATATCTCGTATGTGACTGTTACAAATTTACCGTACTTGGAGTTCAGTTATCTCCCCGAGAAATGGATTCATATCATGCCTTCAACAAGGTCGTGGATAACGGGGATCACTAGCCCAACTGAATTGCAGTTACTGTCTTCTGTGACAGTAGCCGACACCTATGTGTTCGGAATCATGAAGGATGCTACTGCCACCACACACTTCATGAGCGTGTGGGAAGGGAACATTGTCACGGGGCACAACAATAGGCTGTACACGTTACAGCCAAGCACTACAACAGAATTGGCATTTCCTGAAGTTAAATCCATAAATGGAGTAATGATAAGCTACCCGGCTACCAACCGCCAGATAACGATACCTACTTCAGTGTTGCCGAACTCCAATTTATTTCAAAACTGCCTAATCCAAGCCACTTATTTTGACAGGAAATTTACAGGTACCGTCATATCCACGACCCCCACAACCACTATCATAGAAATAGACCAAACATATTGGGATGTGTACCCAGCCACTGTATTTTTAGTGACGTACACTACTAACCTCCTCCCTGTAATAAACGATGTTGTCGATTTTGATGTATTACTTATTAACGGAAAGTATCATACCATCGTAAATAATGTTCCCACCGTGACACTTGATTCAGCTGTAAATATACCTAACAACCAAATAATCTATAAATTGCCTCGTCTTACACGTCATATCTACGGCGATCTCAACCCTCTTTGGGCTTATGGTGAAGACCTAGCGTTACAAACTACCGCATTCTCTGAAGGTGTTTATATCCAAGCCATTGAAGGCGGGGTGTTGAGATTTAACGGAAAAGACGTTATCAACCTCTCCAAGTTTACAGCACCGACACTTCCCCTTGTGAGAAGTGTGTTAGGAACCCACGGATCATTAGAAGTTCAAGCAGAAGATACTTTGAAAGATGGTTACGCTGAAGAGCAACAAATAATAGTTACTTACTATATCGAAGAATGGAATGGTGGTTCATTGGAATCTATGATCACACCAAACTATGACTGCATCACCCGACCAGCTTTAAATTCAGATGGAAGTCAATACGCTAGCTGGTTAGAGTTGGCGGTTCCGACACTCCCAGCATCTGTCGCAAGTATGGTTGGTGGTAAAGTAAAAATAAGAGTATACCGTAGACCAGCTACCTCTAAGAGCACCACTATCTGTAAGTTAGAAGTCGAAGTAGAGAATGATACTACCGTTCCGTACATTCGGGTACTGATAGGAGATAAATTCAACTTCAATCAAGATGAAAAGAAAGAACTGTATGCAGATGTATTTCGATTCAGTAACATCCCGGCACCTAGGGGAACAGTAGTTTCTACGTTCGGAAACAACTTGAACGTGGCAAACGTTCTTGAACCCCCGCTCATTGAGATAGTGGGAGAAAAAGTATTTGACTTTGAACAAAAGGGAACAGCATCTTTTGTGGGTGACTTACAGATACAGTCGCCTGCGGGCATTACATATAAGACTTACAAACTAGGAAAAGACACTGTTAGCGATGGTACGGCGTGGGTAAACACCATCTCCCCGTATGGTGGAACTAGGTACGAGATACAAACCGCTTATGAAGCACCATATAGTACCACGCTTCGCATAGAATATCCGGGAGCCAGACCTTCTTCATTTAGTACAGGATCTATAGGGATACTTCGGTATATCGGAGAGCCACTCACCGGCTTAGAGTGGGTGGAAAAAGATGTTGTGCGGATTATATCTACGTCGTACAGTGAGATGAGTCTTAGGTCCACCGTGAGAAGGAAAAGTCCTCTCCCTCCTCAAGTTGTGACAGGCGGGCTTAGCGGATTCTATTTCCTCAAGAAGATATTAACAGTCACTTCTCAACAAGTGGGAGCCGTAAAAGATGGCGGTATGATATATATATCAAATGGCGTTATCTACTTTGCAACCGTGGTGGGAGGGTCGTTAGACCAGCACTTTCAAGATGGGTTGAGCTTCGGCATCCGCAGGATATTGAAGTTTGCAGAACCTTCGGAAGATACGTTGGGCAATATCAGGCAGACTGGAAATACTAAAGTACTTTCATGGTCTAAAGACTTGTTGGTACAGGTTGAACACGGCATTATGTATGACAGAATGTACTTTGGAGGTTATGAGCTTAGTCTTCGTAAAATATTCTTATATGACAGAAGGAATACAAGAATCACCAATTTCTCTGCGGTTGATGTGACACACACAACTTCAGGCAACGGTCACGGATCTCTCGATATCTTTGCGGGTATGGCTGGAGATGTGTACGGAAATTTAACTGGGGCAGATAATGGAAAATATCTAGCATACTCGGACCCCTTGAGTTTTAGAGATACCACTACGTTTACCTGTACATCTTCTTCAGGAATAGTGGTAGGGGATAAGGTAGCTGTATACTGGGAAGACGGAACTACAGCACAAACTGTTCCTCCCGAAGATGTATTATTACCGAAAGGTCACGCTCAATGGGTGGGATCATTTGAAGTTACATTTGTAGATTCAGGGTTTAACCAAATAACCATAAAAGGGTTACAGATTCCTGACACTGTTCCGCTTGACTATGAGGAAGAAACAGCTATGCAGTATCAAGGCAAGAAAGCATTTCTTTACAAGCCTAGTAATATTGCTAGAAAAGTGAATGCAACTACATTACGCATGAGTGTGATAGGTTCAGTGAATTCGGGATATGTGGGGAAGACAGCATTTCTGTTAAACAGGGGTGCCGACTACAATTCAGTGGATATGCAACTCACAGGGTATTACACCGTCACCGGGCAAGGTTCAGGGTATGTGGATTTTGCGTATACTGAAGACATTGACCTCACCACACTCCAAGGATATCAGTATGCCCGACTCGTGGTTCCCACCGCCACCAACACGGTGTTAGTTCCATGCCCGACGGGGCAAGATGTCTCTGAAAGACTCACGGACTTGGCGTATCCTTTATTCTCGCTACAATCGGATGAAGCGTATACCTCAATAAGCATACTGCGAAGGTTTGCGTACGCCATCAATAGCATCGAACACACTAAGTACGTGGTGTATTATGGCGGAGAGATGAGTGGCGGTATATCCCCTTACCCTGCGGGTGGAATACAGATTCAATTTAGAGATTGGATTAAACGCACCAAGACAGAGTATGACAATAATAGGTTCCCCGCATTCACGATACTGGGAGCTAACTACACGGTGTACGGAAGTATTGCCGATAATATCACATCTCAAAAAGCCACGTCATGGATAACTGTAAGACCGGCAGTGATTGCATACCCATCAAGAGTACACTGGTCGGAAAAAGAGAGTCAATTGGACCTCGAAAAAGCGATACCTCAATTTACTAATAAAATGTACCAAGATGTTTACGGCAGTGAAGGAGACCGTATCGTTTCCCTCGTTCCTCTCAAAGAAGGTGGAATCATCTTCAAGAATAACTCTATATGGAATATGTCATTACAACCAGCTCAAAACGGTGAAGAACTTCTGGTGATCAACCGGATAGAAGCACCTACCGGCTGTTCACAGCCATTTAACTATGCCACCGCCAACGACACCATCTATTATATATCGGCTGGTAGTGGGCTTTATGTGTGTGACGGGGCTAAATCCATGCCACTTCCTATAAACACCTACCTTGATAGACACGTTGGTGTAGACCTTCACACCCAATACGGGTTCTGTGACCCGTATGAAGAAATGGTATACATCGGATGGAATGATAGTGCGGGAAACACTCGCCGGTTTGCCTTGGGCTTCACAGCCGGGAATATAGTCACCGATGATATCCCATTTATACCCAAGGGTTATGCCAAGTTTGGAGAATCCCACATCCTTGCCACCAATACAGGCATTCTCATGTCTTCCCCCCGGTACTCTGATGAAGGAGCTACCATAAAGATGACAGTAGATACTCCATACGTTTCACTAGACCCCACCAAACACAAGTTCTTCCGTAGTGTCATCACTAATACATACAGTGATATAACTTACACTTACACTCAAGCAATTTATTACTCTTATGGTACCTCTTCAGAGAACTTGGTACAACAGTATTTAGTTGCTCAAGATATTCGAGTGATGAGTGCAGGTAGACAGGAGTTCGGAGGATCTCTTTACAAATATGAACGTCAAGGGAGTCTTATACCTCGCAACTCCTCCATCCGCTTGAAGTTAGAAGAAGACAGTGGTAACATCTTTCAAGTACAAGGGGTCAGTGTGCTATTTCAACCAACCAATGAGACTCGGATACCTCAACAAGGAGCAAGAAATGGAAAACGGTACTAACATCTCTATACCTCAAGCACTCATCACGGTGGTACGCCCCATGGCGTACGCCGAAATTAAACTCACAAGACGGGCGGTAGGTGCCGTTTCGTTGCATCCTGCCTATGATGCTTACGTCGTAGACGGAACACGGGTAGAATTATGGATAAAAAACGGGTACACTCAAGTTAGTGATGATATTTCTGTCCTTGTTTATTACGGAGGAAACAAACGTGGCTAATCCTTTCACAGGTGGTTCGAGCAACACCACGATAAATCAAAATACGGGGGAAAACCCCCATGTAAAGAAAATGGAACAAGTGAGGAACCCGTACACTGGGTTCCAATCAAATAAAGAAATCCAAGCACAAAAAGAGATGGGCACTCCTCAACAAGCCCCTAAGAGGGTGGGAGATTCCATGGAATCTACCGCCACCCAAAAAGCCACTTCAGATGAAGCATTACAAAAACGCCAAGAAGTAGCTCAACTTTCTAAGAAGATCGGCAACTTCGCATATGAGGTTGAAGCCGAAGTAAACAAATTCCTTAATGAAGGCACTGCGAACATAGGAGCTGTTGGGAGTTCTGAACCCGTCTTTAAAGATGGGGTGTGGACCGCTGGCACTGCTATGGGTGCCGATTACAGTGACATGGCTAAACAGAAAGTGGCGGAACTTGAAGGCATCAAGAGAGTTGCTAAGACCTTTTATGAACAAACGGAGACCGGGGAGTGGATCCCTAAGCAGTTTGATAAAGTGGTTAGTGAGTATTACGACGGACTGGATGATGTGTCTCGCACTGCCGTAGATAAGAAAGCCAACAACCTAGTGAATCTCGCTAAGCAGATAAATGCGTTGGAGTCACAAGGCATGGGGAATGGGGCACAAGCTCAAGCCCTGCGTAAGCAACTCCAAGAACAAGATGAAGGCGGAATGGTTAGCGGACTATACACCGCTATGGAAAAATTCAAAAAATTCGTAGGAGGAGAGGCTGATGAAGATGACGGAGTTAAGTGGTATGGTGACGATGGCTCTACTGCATGGGATATTAACGATATTCTTACCCTCGATGAACAAAAAATCACAGAAGAACTCAAAAAAGCAGTAACCTCTTCTTCAGGACTGTTTGGGGGTGACTTTGCAAGCAACATCGCAAAGACCATGGATTACGAGAGTGAAGAATATGCCAAGGCTATGGAGGGTGACGTGGAGTATAAAAATCAACTCCTCCGAGCTTCTAAAGAGTACTTCGTAGACAAACAAATGAAGTTATTGGATGTGGCAGACGCACTCATGACCAGTTTTGACGAGATAGCCCCGGCTATTAAAAATGCGGTGGGTGACGATGTTGCCGAAGAATGGTTTGTGAAGCTCCAAAAAGGAGATCCAAAAGACTTCGCATTAGCAGTTGGAAACTTAATCTATGACAACACCAACGGGCTAGGAATCGAAACCCGCAAAGCTTTGGGATCGCTGGTAGGCGATGTCATGAAACGTAACGGCGTAGACTTGAATGTGGGGGAGGGAGACAAAATTTCTCAATACATCGACCAGATAGCCACACGAGGTTACGTGATCAACGATGCTGGTGAAAAGATTCAACCGTCCGCAATCCAAAAGCTTGAGATACTTCAAGCGTTTGATAGTGGAGATTATGACAAAGTAGAGACGGTGATGAATGAGCTCATTACTGGTGGAGGCATCGACCTCGTAAAACAGGTCGAGAAACTTACTAGTGCCACTACAACATCAGACATCGTGAGAGGGTTGAATGAGTTCAAGAACTCACTCACAACATCGCTTCAATCCTTCAAAGGTTCTGAAACCGAGAGAATGTTGGCGGAAGTTTTGACAGAGAAGATGGGAATTAGTGCAGAGGATTACAACGCCATGACTCCCGATGGCAAACAAGCCGTGCTCCTCAAGGCGTTTAGAGAGAATCCCGACCTCTCTTATGAAGGACTCAAGGCGGATATGGAACTGAAACGGGTGAAAGTAGAGAAGCAAGCAAAACAAATAGGAGCTTCCTTACAAGCCACACAAAAACAATACCAAGACCAGCTGAATGCGATCCCCGCATTACAGCAATCATTAGACAATGCGTTGACCAACGCAACTACCAAGGCAACGATGAAGGTAAATGACTTCTTTGCCGACATCCCTAACAAAGTGGCGGGGATGACTAGAGAAATTAGAGCCAGCCAGTTGGCACATGACTATAATTTGTCGGAAGAAAGTATCAATGAGCTTGCCCATAACCGTGCTATGTTCACATACTTGAATCAGTTTGGCAGGGTGGACCCTGTATTTTATGAAGCTATCATGAGTCAAATGCCTCAAAGCTTCAAGACAGCATACACTCAAAATAATCAAGACCCT